TTTCTTGCACGTTGGACTTGGTATCTTGGGTCCATAACTTCTGTTACTTCTTCCTCTTCATCACCACCCATTAAGAATGGAGCTGCAAGAGCTGTAGCACCTAGGCCGGTTAGAGCTGTTTTACCTAAACTAAATTTATCATCTTTTCCGTAAAATAAAGCTTTACCTAACATGTTAGGTGTAAATTTACCTGCTCCTAAAAAAGATCCTTTAGCGCCAGGTCCTCCTGCAAACGACCCAAACGGAGATGCTAATCTACTAAATAGTCTAGCTTTTTGAAAACCACCCGGACCAAAAGCACCTAATCCATAAGCGCCTAGACCCAATAAAGCCATTTTACCAAAAGGACTTTTAGTAATTTTCTTTACAGCACGACCAGCTTTCTTTACAAGTTTACCTAAGAAATAACCTTGTCTAGGATCCTGTAAGGAACCTATTCCTGATTGTATTTGTTGGGGTTCTTGCATTCTAGATATTGCCATAAATTTACCTTAATTCCTATGTTTACTTGGTTTTGCTCATTAAATCAAGAGGTGGCATAATAACATTTACGTCCTGTGCCATGTCTTCATTCTTATATCCTTTAGCTTTCCAGTCTTTTCTTTCTTTAAAAAGTTCGCCTGTTTCCTTGTGTCTATAGGTAGTTTCTACTTTAGCTTCTTTTATTTCCATTAGTCTAATCTCTCCTTTTTAATGTTTAAATAACTAATAGCGATATCAAAAGAATCAGTAGAACTAGAAGTTATTTTTAAGGCAGTGTTGCCTTCTACTATTAACGGTTGGGTTAATAATTCTTGTGTTACATCAGCTGTTAAAGCAGCAGTTTTAATGGTTGTAATATCGTTATTAGCTACAGTCACAGTCGGTGTGCCCGCAGAAGTAACTTTAAGAGATTTGATAATATATGTTTCATTTATTAATGGGTTTTGTGTTGCAACCCCTGCTACAGTAGTAGTCCCAAACATAGTCTGTGCAGCTGAAGACGTTATGTTATCTACACCGTAAAATTTATATACGTTTGATACTGTCATTATTCTAAAAAGAAACTTTTAGCTTCTATCTCTTGTTTAATTTCTTCTTGAAAAGAAGTATTTAATTTTGTTATGACTGAGTCTAAATCCCTAACTAAAGATTGTAAATTTTCTTGAGTGTACTCAGGTCTAGCTTTTGTTAATGAGTGTACAATTTTTGCCATTATAAAATACTTGCTAGCCCTCCGTATTTAAAATTTACTCTACCACCATAGAAGTATCCGGCTCTACCGCCGTTAGCCATAAACCTATCCTGATCTTCTCCTTCGGTTCCTGCAGCATTTGTAGTATTTCCGGGCCCACTAAAATTTTGTTCTGCAAAATCATAAGAGCCCTCTTGACCCCCACCTTGATTATAAGTTAAACCTGAAGTGCTTACGTCACTTGGATCATTTTCATTTGCATATACAGTTGAATTTCCACCATTATCAGTACCAGTAGTATCATCTTTTGCTTTTTTATCTGCTCTCATTTTATAAATTTGTTTTGTTTTTTTACGTGCACCTAATATGTCTTCTTCTGATTTATCTAATAAATCTAATCTTTCTTGTTTAAATGTTTTTCCAGTTTCAGGATTTATTCGATCACTCATTTTTTTATTAATTGTATCTCTTCGTTTTTGAAATGAATCTGCATCTATTTTATTAAGATTGTATCCTGCCATAATACCGCCAGCAGTATTATAATCATCGGTAACAATTCTACCTATGTCATCTGTAAATATACCTGCACCTCTTGCTTCATTTTCCATAATAGCTCTTTCATTAATAGGCATTACTCTACCTAAAAAATCTTTTGCCATTCCAAATCCTTTTATTGCTGTGCCTACGCCTGGTATAAAACCTGCTGCAGTTAACATTGCTTGTTGTATTCCCGAAGGAGCTGGTTTATTAAAATAATTTTGATTCATGTCCATTTGTTTTATATCCATTGTACTTGGATTAGCTCCATATTCTGAAAATTGTCTAAAGTCATAATTAGGTCGGTAAGTAGTATTTATCTTACTCATGTCTGTGTTGTAAGGATTAAAACCATCTCCAGCATTTGTAAATGGTATACCACCGCCGCCACCACCGTCATCATCATCATCGGTTGTTGGTAGTTGAAAAGGGTTTAATAAATATTTTTGTTCTGGAATATATTTAAAACCTTTGTCTCGTATTTCTTGATCAGTAGGTATCTTAGAAATAGGATTTATAGCAGGATCACCAGACACAGGGTTTGGCACCGAGTATCTTCTACCATCTTGATCGTACGTATATCTAAAACCTTCTTTAGGCATAACTTGTGTATAAGCCATACCGTCTTTAGGTCCGTAATTTTTTCCAGTATAGTATTCCATTACCTTCTTCCTCCTGGATGTATATCTAATCTAAACGTACCCAACTTCCAATTTTCTCCACTAGTTGTGTTTGCTACTTGTAATTCTATTTCTCTTGCTCTTACTCTTACATCTTTTTTTGTAGTCGAAGATGTGCATGTAAAATTATTTGTAACAGCTGTGCTGTTTGGATAAATTCTTGTTTTAAAATTAACAGCAGTTGTTCCTGTCTGTTCAATAAAATCTGGTATAAATCTACTAATTCTCATAATGTATTCACCGTCTCCTCTAATGTCTGGCATACCCACAGTTTGTCCTGTGTTACTTCTTTTTTGAGTAATATCAAAAGCACCTGAAGTTATAGTGCCTATGACTGCAGTTATTACTCCTCCAGCGTTGACTTGATCAGTCCCTGTTTCCTGTTCATAGTATATAGTAGTTCCGTCCGTATTTCCAGTAACGTCAAACGAGTCATTATCGCTAGTAGTATAATATGTTGCATGAGGCAGAGGAAATACAGCTGAGTCTTGCCATGCAGTTCTAGCTAACGTGCCAATAGTCCATATTGGTCGTTTAGAAGATGAGTCTACATAATTATATGTAACCACTCTGTCAACTAAATTAGATCCAGCACTACAATAGAACCAATTAACTTCTCCAAATAAATTATTTAATCCACAGTTAATTAAATCTCTGGCTGTAGTATTAAGTCCGGGTCCACCCTCTGTTGAATAAACATGGTCTTCTACTAAACAAGGTAAAGATTGTAATTGACCGTCGTATGTAAAGAATCCATTTTCTGACATCCAATAAGCTTTACCATCTACTTCGATACAAGCGTTTTTACCTATCAACCCACAGTTTGTACCTACTTGTTGAAAAGAAAAAGTAAATGGAGCGCCTACAAATTGCATTAAAAACAATGCTGTATCAGTCCAAACATAAATAGCATCTCTACCTTTTATAGCTCCCATGATCCTTGATCCATCGGCCAGTCTTTGTGTGCCTGCGGTATTGTTTGCGGTTACTGTATATGAGTCAGATTGATCAATACTTTCTTGATCAGAAAATCTAATGAATAAATCATCTTGAGTACTATTATCACCGACAGTTGTTTCTGTTCCAAAAAATACTAAGTGTCTGTCTGGAGTAGAGACTAACACGTGTCTAGATTTTGTAGGTGCATTAGGTATAATAGTTGCTCTTGTATCTGTTGCATTTGATGGAGCTGCGTCCCATTCAAAACAAGGACCATTATAAATAAGTGCAATTAATTTAGTTCCGTAGTTATCTAAAACCCATAAACCTGGAGAGATAGTAAAATCTGCACCAGACGCGTCACCCCACGCAACGAAGTCTGAAATATTTGTAACTGTTGCTCCACCACTGTGTGATGTTTTAGTTGTGCCGTTTACTTCTCTGGCTCCTCCGCTTAAAATATTTGTGCCTGTGTCGTTTGAAGTATAACTAATGTCTTCCGATCCAATTCGGATCTCCCCAGAAGAAGGAAAGGAAGCAGAACTGGTTAAAGGAATGTCAGTTACGGTATCATTAATACTTGAAGCTAGTGTCGTAGTTGCGGGACCATTAGCTTGACCACCGTAATTTGCAGTTCCCCATCCAAAACCACCTAGCTGTTGAGAAGGACCGACGTTGTAATAGCAAAGGACAGAAGCTGATCCGCCGTTTGTTACTGGAGTCCCTACTTCTGCAGTATCCATAGTAACTGTAAATGTAGTTGCAGTAGGCACTGATGACACCATAAATTTTACGTCTTCAAAAGTAGCGTTAGTAAATGTAGATCCACTTAACCCTGTCACACTGTCAAATAAAACAATGTCATCCTCAAGTAATCCATGAGACACAGAACAAGTTATAGTAACAGTGACTGAAGAAGCAGTGGTAGTAAAGTTAACACCTGTTAGAGTTGTTCTTATAGGATGTATGTCGTAATAAGTTCCGCCTGAAAAAGCATATAAAATTTTATTGGTACCAATAGCAGCGTATTTAACAGCATCGTTATTTTCCCAATGATGCACTGCTCGCGCAGCACCTGTTAATTTGCTAGTACCTAATTGACTCCATCCACCTATTTTTTCAGGTGTGCCATATCTAAAACGAACATTGTCACCATCAAACCATTGTCCCTCAGCTCCTGTTTCGGTAACTTGTTTATTGAATCCTGGTGCAAAACCTAATTTTTGTAGCATAATAATTGACTATATATCAGCAATGCTGATATTTTATGTTAAATTATTTGCAGTTTATATCAAAAGAGATAACTATTCTATGTTTTTTTACAGGGTTGGGTTTTACAAAATGCATTAAATGACCTGGAAAAATGACTAAAGTACCTTCCTTACATTCAATCTGAGACAGCCTAGTATTGCCTGTAGTCTCGCTTGGGAAAGGAGCAATAAAAGTAGTAGGCGCTTGTTTTTTATCTACGTTTAAATATAAAATACCAGTATACATAACTCTTCCGTGATGATGAGGAACTTGACAATCGTTTTTACTATACTTTACTGCCCATGCGTCTAACATAGCCACCTCTTTAAAACCTGTTTCTTCACAAAATTTTTTAAAATCTTCATCTAAAATTCTCATTAAATCACTACAAAAATCAAAAGTATTTGGACCAAATCTAGTTGTGGTAAAGGTGTTATTTTCTCGTTTAAAGAAAGGGTGTTTATTTATTAGACCCTCTAATAATTTTTTCTTTTTATTCCATGACTTTGTTTCATGAACAAATGCATCAATTGAAAACAATGTTTCTATCATATCCCGTAATTGTAACTTATACTTATTCTTGGTTTATCTTTCATGTTTGGTTGTACCATATGCTCTAAGTACGAAGGAAACAATATAGATTTATTGTCTTCCGGTATTTCATTCCAAACAGAAGAACTATACTCATTATAATTTTCTACATTTTCTTGATACACTAGATCTAAAACTGGATTGTTTCTTCTAAAAATAATATTTCCACAGTCTTTAAATGTGCTTACATAAAACACACCTGAAATAATATCAGATTTACCGACATGTCTGTGAGGCATATTAAAAGAACTTTTATAGTTTATGTTATACCAGTAACCTAATAGTTTTAAGTCCCTATGTATGTTTATTTTTTTCTGAACTTTTTTAACTTGTTCATATATTAAATTAAATAACAATTGATTCTCACTGTTAGGCAACAAATAGTTTTCACTTTGCCAACCTCCTATATTACTTATATGTCTACCTTGATTATTTTTTTTGACCTCGAGTATATGTTTTTTTAATTTAGGTAAATTAATTTTAAATGTTTTGGTATCTATAAAATCAGTAAATATATTTTTAAGAGTCATGTTTAATTAAATGTAAATACAGCAACAATTCTACGTTCATTTGGTTTTCTGCAATGACCTGCTGCATGAAAATTTTCACCAGGAAATACTACTATTTTTCCAGCTTTGCTTTTAATTTCTTTAAGAACATTTTTTGCATTATAAGCGGTACCATCATCTCCATAACTTCCTGGTAGATTTTTTTTATATTTTTCTTCAAACACATATGTAGATCCTCCAGTAACATTATTTAAATACATAATACAATTTTTATGTTTAAATTCGTGATCAACGTGAGGGTCTCCAAAAAGTGGTTTAAAGTAAGTTTGTAAATTTAAACCTGATCTTAAAATACGATTTACTTTTATTTTATTTTTTTTACAAAAACTTAAAAAAATTTTTTCAAAAAGATTATAAAAACCTGAATTTATTTTCATTCCTTCGTTTTTTTTATAGTCGTACCTTGGAATCATCACATGAGAGAAACAAGGGTATCTTTTTGAAACTGGTTGATTTAAATAATACCAAGGAAACTGATCTGAGTTAACTATATTATGTGTTATAAAATCTAAATCTTTTTTAGACATATTACCTTCAATAATCTTACTCATTTAAAAGGAGCCCCTAAAGCCCAACAGACTAATGAATATCTATTTCCTTGTAAAACAGTTCCTACTTTATGTGATAAATAACTAGGGAACACTACTACTGAACCTTGTTTTCTTAACTCTTTAAATTCAATTATATTTTTATCTACTGAATTATTTTTATCTACGCCAAAATAAAACTCACCACCTTTAAATTTTTTAGGGTCTGATAAATTTATTACACATGACAGTTTTCTCATTTTACCTACAATCTCTGGTGTTTTACCAAAAGAATCTTTAGATGCTTCTTTAACTGGTATATCTAAATCCATGTGCCAATTGTAATGTTGATTTTTTTTATAAGAAGTAAATTGTATGCTTTCAAACCAATCGTATTGAAAATTCCATCCTGCTGCTTTATTTGCATGTTCAAAATACCATTTTAAAATATCATATAACCATTGATCGTTTAACCAAGATACATTTGAGTTTCTTGTTTGTTCATGGAAACTTTGTTCTTTATTGTTTCCTACAATAGCTTTTTCTTTTGTGAGTTTTGATTTACCTAATTTAATAATTTTGTCACAAGTTTTTTTATCTATATCTCCGATCCAACGCCACCAATCATGTTTACCTATCATCATATATTAAAACTATAGACTATTCTTTCTTGACTTGATTTATTAACTTTTACATAATGTTCTAACCAGGCAGGAAATATAAGCAAAAGTCCTTCTTCAGGTACAACTGTAAATTCTTTACTATTTACAGTATTGTAATTCCAATAAGTTGTTGCATAGTTATTCATTTCCATATCATTTTTAAAAACAATATCTCCAGAATTTTTAGGTGCTTGTATATAATATGCCCCAGATAATGTATAAGGTGGGTGTTTATGGGGTTTATTGAAATCTCCTTTTTTATTACATATAAACCAACTGTTATGTATGGGTGTATCTCCTCTAATTTCAAAATCTTTTCTAGCTGTTTCTTGTACAAATTTAACTATTTTTTTATTTAGTGCTTCTAAATAAGTTGGTGGTGGATTCCAAAATATTTCACTATGCCAGCCACCTTCATTTGAAGCTTCTATCGGGTTACGCTGAATTTGTTTTAATTTTTTTAATTGTTTCTTAATTTTTTCATGGTCAATACCTTTTAATTTAGTAGCATAAACTTTAACTTCAAATAATGTTATTGCTTCCTGTGTACCTTTAATCTGCATATCTCCACCATCCTGTTATTATATATTTATTTTTAGTTTGTTTTTTTGAAATTTCACCTTTGTGTGTATGTGTCCAAGCAGCTGGCCATATTAAAGTATCTCCTGCTTTACATTGGTATCTTTTATTTTGATAAAAAAATTCTGTTCCTGCATGAGGACAGTCATTAAGATAAGTCATATAAACTAGATGTCTTTTACCAGAAATAGTACAACCATTATTTTCATAATGCCATATCTTATAACCTTGATTAGGCTTATACTCTTGAATATTTCCTCCTTCAAGGAGAAAAGAAGATTGTTGATAGTTTGAATAATTATATTTTTTTTTATAAAGTTCTAAACAAATTTCTAATTCTTCGTAGTATTCTTTTACCCATCTATTTTTTAAAACATGGTCTGTAACTATACCTAAATCGGTAGAATCTTTACGAACAGTATCTGTTTCGTATTCTCCAACTTTTCCTTTTTTTCTACCAGCAGTACCAAAATGAGTTTTTTTAAAAAATTTAATTAACTGTGTGGTAATAGATTTATCTATTTTATACTTTTGTATAAAATCTTCGTGTTTAGATTTCCAAAACATATTTTATCTTTCAAAAATATGTATAGCAGATTTAGGTTAATTAGCAACCCAAGAAGTTGTATTTGGATCCCAATAGTAAGCTGGGTCACTTACTTCTGGTTTTGATTCTGTTATTCCAACCCATCTTAAATTAGGTTCATCCCAAATAATATCTAATGTAATGTCTCCTACAACATTCGTAGATGGATAAGTAACAGGAGCTTCCCATTGATAAGAACTATTTAAACTCCATGAAGGATAGGTTTTTGTAGTTTCATAAAAAGCAGTATTAGCGCTATCCCAAGTATCACCGGGCGATGCATAATTATATCTTGTAGCAGCTGTTCCATCTGCGTTTAAAAAAGTTTCAACCACAGTTGCAGTAGGGTCGTTTATAGCCGCTCTAGTTAAAGCAATTCCTTCTTCTTCCGTATCAACATCAAATAATAAAACTTGTGAAACTAAATTATTACTATCTATTGCTGCAAAATTTCTATCACTCATTATTGAAACCTTCTCGAAACGTAAGCAACACCCGTACCACCACCTACACCGGCTTGATTAGAAGCTCCACCGCCTCCACCACCGCCGCCACGGTTGTTTGTACCAGAGTTTCCACCAGCACTTTGTTTTCCTCCAGATCCGCCACCGCCAGATCCTCCAGATCCTCCAGATCCTCCATTATGCCATGTGCCGCCACCGCCGCCACCGGCGTATGTAATACTTGATCCTGAAATAGATGAGGCTCTTCCGTTTCCACCACTTCCTCCTACAGATCCACTTGGAGGGTTTGATCCTGCATTAGAAGCGCCACCGCCACCACCACCTGAGTGAGGTGTACTATTTGAACCACCGGTATTGCCGTGTCCATAAGTACCACTGTTTCCAGGTGCATTTGGTTGAGTTGCAGTTCCTTGAGAATAAGGCGAACCATTACCGCCTGATCCACCAGCAGACCCACCGTTTTGAGGGTTACCGGTCCAACCAGAACCACCACCGCCGCCTTTACCAGATAATAAACTTCCTAAATTTGTATCTGAACCATCACCGCCGTTATTACCACTACCACCGCCGCCGCCTCCAGCGCCGCCAATAGTTACATTGTAACTTGCTACGTCAACAGTTAATAAATTTGAATCCATGTCAACTATTCCACCAGCTCCTCCGCCGCCACCATGTTGACCGCCGCCTCCGCCGCCGCCACCAACGAGTACAGCATAAACAGCTTTTCCGAAAGTTCCATCTGCTCCTAAAGCAGTTACTTGAAATGATCCACCAGAATTAAATGTGTGTATTTTATAATCACCAGAAGTAGATATACTACCTCCAGTAGCTTCCATGTAAGGGGGTCCACCGCCACCAATCAGACTTGGAAAAGAACCGCCGCCTCTTGTTGATCTAATTACCATATATCCCCTATGCGAACTGTGTTAGTGCTCCTAATACTTTAAAAGCAGCATTTCCGGTTTTAATAATAGTATATGTATAAACATCTATAGAGTTAACATTGCCTTCTGTTGGTGCTTCTCCGCCTTGCCATTCTGGTGTAATAGAACTACCATCAACTTGAAAAGTTGAGTTTCTGTATTCAGAACCACCGATAGTTACCATGTGAGCTATTGTAACTGATTCACCGGTATCCATAATTGTGTTTAAAGATGTAGAACCATCTCCTCTAACATTTAAAGTCCAGTCTCCTGAAGCGTTTGAAGTGTAGTATATAAGAGCTTGTGTTAATACATCGAATGTTTTTGTACCAGTAGCTGCCGTAGCTTCTATTGTAATTTTTTCTGCAAGACTTTGAACTGCGCCTTGACCATTAATAATAAATCTTCCGTAGCCGTTAGGTGATGCATTCATGTCAGCGTTAGCGCCATCTGTTATTGTAATATTACCTGAGTTAGTTCCGCTATTTGTGCTTAAAATTAAATTTTCTGTTCCACCCGTGGTTACTGTAAGAGTACCAGCCCCATTAGAAGTTAGGACAGCTGCTGCTCCTGAGTCTCCAACTTTTACGGTATCACCAGCAAGAACAACATCTCCAGCTCCTTTTGGCGTTAAATTAATATCAATGTTTGTGTCACCACCAGTAGATGAAAGAGTAGGTCCTGCACCTGTAGCTGCGTTTGCTAATGTAAATTCATTAACTGCTGAACCTGTAGCTGTTAATAAAAATAATTCATTTCCATTACTATCTAAAATTGAAGTTGTAATTTTAGGCGATGTTAAAGTTTTGTTTGTTAAAGTTTGTGTTCCAGTAAGAGTTACATCACCTGTTGTAGTTGAGAACCCTGTGTCGTAAATACCTGTGTTTGTTGAAACACCGTCTGAGTAAACTATTTTGTATCCTTTTTCTCCTGCTGCCCAAGTAACTGTTGCACCTGAACCAGATATTGCTTTTAATTGTACTGTTGGAGTACCTGCACCATCTGTAGTAGCATTATTAATAATGTAAAAATTTTCCATGTTAACAGGAAGAGTAACAATTTGGTTACCTGTAATTGATCCTGTAAGTTTTATAATTCTATTTTGAGCTTTACCTGTTAATGCTCCATCAGCTACAAGTAAATTAGTAGTTTGTGCACCACCTGCAATAGATTGCTCTACATATCCACCAGAAATTTGTTCTACTAGATTTAAATTAGCGTTAGTTTTTGTTCCCCAAGTACCGGCATTTTCACCGGTTGCCATTAGCTCTATACCAAGCTCTGAATAAGTTGATGCCATAATTTTTTACTCCTCAATTATATTAATTTTTTTTAATTTATTTTATACTTAATGTCAATAACATATTGAATTAAGTACCCGCATTAACACTTGTATAATTTGCTGTTTGTGTAGCTGTTATCGTTTCATAACCTAGTGGAGCTACCCCAATAGGAGAAACACTAGCCGTAGCAGAAACTCCAGTTAATCCCATTACATCTGCTGGTGTTAAAGAACCTGTTGATGCGGTTGCAGAAACTCCTGTTAATGGAACTCCTAATTCAATATTTAAAGATCCTACAGAAGATGTTGTTGATAATCCAGTTGGTACAATTATTTCTCTATTATCAATTTGTACAGATCCTACAGAAGATGTCGTTGATAATCCAGTTAATCCCATTACATCTGCTGGTGCAATAGCACCTACACTTGATGTTGCAGAAACTCCTGTTAATGCAACTCCTATTCCTATTAAAAGTTGACCCACATTTGATGTTGAACTAACACCAGTTAATCCTACTACGTCTGCTGGTGCAAGAGCACCTACCGAAGAAGTTGCACCAACACCGGTTAATCCCATTACATCTGCAGGTGCAATAGTTCCTACAGAAGCAGTCATGCTTGTTAAACCTGAAAGTTGAACTAGTTTGTTAAATGAATCTCCATAAGGTTCTTCACCCCAGCCATTTCTACCCCAACCAACTAACGTACCTGCGTTATCAAAATCTCCAAGTTCTGTTTGAGCTTGTAATCCTGTTAACGGTACTGTTAACAATTCATTTGTAGTTAAAGATCCTATAGAGGATGTGGTTGATAATCCAGTTATAGGAACATCTAAAAATTCTTCAGCTGTAGGAGCTCCTACTGAACTTGTTAATCCTGGAGGCGCAGCACCAGTTGTTCCAATTTTAACAGCATAATCAACACCCCAACCAGAGTTTCCAAATTCTTGTCTACCCCAACCTTCTGCGTTTTCTGCCTCTATTGCACCAACAGCAGATGTTGCACTAACTCCTGTTGGAGATACTACAGATGTTAAATCAAGATTTGGAGAACCTACTGAAGATGTTGCACTAACTCCTGTTAAAGGAACAGTAATAATTTGAGCTGCTGTAACACTTCCTACACTTGATGTAGCTGATACTCCGGTTGGAGTAAATAATATAGGACCTTGATCACCCCATTCATTAGTGCTCCATGCCCACATTCCATAAGTGTCATCGTCAACAGTATTTGCCTGACCACCCATACCAGAGTGATACTGACAATAATAATAAAGAGTAGGTGCACTAACTGCTACTACAATTTGTGTATAAGCACCGGCATCGCCGGGACTACCATAATAAGTTACACCGGTTGTATATTCAGAACCACTATTATGTGTGCCATCGCTGGTTGTAGAAAATTTTAAGGGGTGACCAGAATTTGAAGAATCGGATTGATCAAATTTGTATGTACCATTCTCAGCAATATTTATTGTGTCTTGTAGTACGCCATCAATATAATATTTATTACCGGAACCCGGGTTACTTACCGTTACTGCGAAAGTTCGGGTTACCGACATAAGGAGTTACTCCTTATGCTATACGAAGGATTGCGTTTGATGCGTCTGCTGTTGGAAATTGAATTGTAAAAGTTCCACTTGATACAGTTTTATCTCCACCAAATGCGATTGCACAAACTGCTCTATCAGCGTTTGTATCGTTATATATTAAACATCCGTTTGCTGTAAATGAAGCGGAAGTAAAACTAATATCTGCAAAGTCACAACATGCAGTATCAGTTGATAAAGCAGGGGTTACACTTGTAAGTGCTTTTCCTCCAGCTGTATAAGCAGATCCTGATGTGTTAGATATTTCGTTTGATGATGAATAAGCTGTTGTTGATTTATTTAATGTAGCACTACTTGTGTACAACGCTAGTTTAAAACTGTTTCCAGACGATGCTGTAAAATTGTGTAAAGCTTGTAAAACTTCTGTTTTAAAACTGTTACATACTGCTGATGTTATTGCCATAATATTTTCTCCTAAATTTATTGAGGCGGTGACTCGATTGGAATTCTTATTGTACCATCCGTGTAATCGTCTCGTCTTCTTCTTCCAATTTGCATCGCTGCAAACTTTTGTAGTTCGGTTTTATACTTATTTTCATACAGTGTCAACATATCAGTTGGACCTTTTAAAAATCCATATGCTTCTACTAAACAAGCATATAACAGACCTTGAGGAAAATTCAAACTAATATAATTAGTTTGATTACTATTTTCTAAAGTATCGGGCATTTTATTGTAGTATATTCTAAATACGTAATTAGCGTCTGGAGTAGGAGCTAAATAAATAGATCCTGAAGTAGTATCAGATAATCCTGTTGCACCACCAAACATAGAGTAATATTTAGGTTTTCCAGTTACATCTGCTCCTGATGTAGTTGATCCTTCTGGGCCTGTTAATCGTCCTACAAATTCACTTAAAAAAGTTTGATCACGTCTTTCTAACCATGTACCTTGTTCTGTAGAATTTGCAGCGTTAAACACTTCAACACCTCTAATAAACAAAGCTCCTCCTGGAACTCTAATATTATTTACATCTGTTGCCATTGTACCTTGATCCACGAATCTGTCTGAATCCATAGGTAAATCCATCATAATTCTTTGTTGA